GCAATGGATAGATTACATTGAAGAAGAGTTTAAAAGAAGAGATGAAGGCTTTTGGTTTTACAACAATGGTGTACCAACGTATATAACTGGTAGCCATTATATGTACCTACAGTGGAGTAAGATCGACGTAGGTAAACCTGACTATAGAGAAGCAAACAGATTATTCTTTATATTTTGGGAGGCTTGCAAGGCAGATACTAGATCTTATGGTATGTGTTATTTGAAGAATCGACGTTCTGGTTTTTCATTTATGGCATCGAGCGAGACAGTTTCTTCTGCCACGATTAAGTCAGATTCTAGATACGGTATATTATCAAAGTCTGGTGCTGACGCAAAGAAAATGTTTACAGATAAGGTTGTACCTATTTCTATAAACTATCCTTTCTTTTTCAAGCCTATACAAGATGGTATGGATAGACCTAAGACAGAGCTAGCATACCGAGTTCCAGCAAGCAAGCTGACTAGAAAGAGGATGTCATCATCTGAAGGTCTAGAAGAAATGCAAGGACTTGATACTACTATAGACTGGAAGAATACAGGAGATAACTCCTATGATGGTGAGAAGCTTGCGTTACTAATACACGATGAGGCAGGTAAGTGGGAGAAGCCTGAGAATATACTAAATAACTGGAGAGTAACAAAGACTACGCTCAGGTTAGGTAGTAAGGTCATAGGCAAGTGTATGATGGGTTCAACATCAAATGCGTTAGACAAAGGTGGATCAAACTTTAAAAAGTTATACAACGATTCTGACGTAACTAAAAGAAATAAGAACGGACAAACTAGTTCAGGTCTTTATTCTTTGTTTATCCCAATGGAGTGGAACTACGAAGGATTCATGGACGAGTATGGTGTTCCGGTATTTAATACTCCTGATAAACCGGTGATAGGTCCTGATGGGAGTGAAATAGATTTAGGTGTTATAGAGCACTGGCAAAACGAAGCGGAAGGTTTAAGAAGTGATCAAGATTCTTTAAACGAATTTTACAGACAGTTCCCAAGAACCGAAGAGCATGCGTTTAGAGATGAAACAAAGAATAGTATATTTAACCTAACGAAAATATACGAGCAAATAGATTATAACGAAGAGACTGCAAGGCCTATTAAAGGAAACTTTCAATGGGAGAACGGAGTTAAAGATTCAAAGGTTTTATTTGTTCCTGATTTAAATAACGGTAGGTTTAATATATCTTGGGTTCCAGGTACACACTTGCAAAACAAAGTGATACTAAAGAACGGGCTTAAGTTTCCTGGCAACGAGCATATAGGAGCTTTCGGTTGTGATAGTTACGATATATCAGGGACAGTAGATGGAAGAGGTTCTAAAGGTGCATTGCACGGACTTACTAAGTTTAGCATGGAAGATGCACCACCTAATACTTTCTTCTTAGAATACATAGCTCGACCACAAACATCTGAGATATTTTTCGAAGATGTTTTAATGTCTTTGGTTTTTTATGGCATGCCAATACTAGCAGAGAATAACAAACCACGTTTATTGTATTATTTAAAGAGGAGAGGTTATAGAGGATATTCAATGAACAGGCCTGATAAGACTTGGAACAAGTTATCACCTGCTGAAAAAGAAATAGGTGGTATACCTAACTCTAGTGAAGATATAAAGCAAGCCCACGCATCAGCGATTGAAAGTTATATATCAAGCTATGTAGGTTTAAACGAGCAAGGCGACTACGGTAATATAGAATTTAATAGAACGCTTAACGATTGGGCTAAGTTTGATATAAATAAACGAACGCAGTTTGACGCGTCTATCAGTTCTGGACTTGCTATCATGGCTTGCAATAGACATATGTATCAACCTAAAACAGAAAGACAAACAAATAAATTGAGCTTTGGCTTTTCAAAGTTTGATAACAAAGGAGCAATATCAAAGATAATTGAGTAATGATTAAAACTAAAACTAAATCCGTTTTCCCTAGTCAGGCAGTGCCTGATGAGGAGAAGTCAAGCTTTGACTACGGCCTGCAAGTTGCTAAGGCAGTTGAGGCGGAATGGTTTGACAGAGACGGTGGTAGCTCTAGGTATTATGACACCAAAAATAGGTTTCATGAGCTTAGGTTATATGCTAGAGGCGAACAGTCAGTCCAGAAATACAAAGATGAATTATCTATCAACGGTGATTTGTCTTATCTAAACTTAGACTGGAAGCCAGTTCCAATTGTTCCTAAATTTGTTGATATCGTTGTCAATGGTATATCTGAAAGATTATACAAAATAAAAGCCTTCTCGCAAGATCCTGCGTCTATTAAACAGAGAACAGACTACGTAGAGGCAATGATGGAAGACATGCAGTTCAAGACGTTCAAGCAAACTGTGCAAGAACAAACTGGTGTTAATACATTTAACAATGATCCAGCTGCTATACCTGAAGACGATGATGAGCTAGCAATACACATGCAGTTAGATTATAAGCAAGGTGTAGAGATAGCAGAAGAAGAAGCGCTAGATAACTTGTTCAACTTAAATAAATATAGTTTAATCAAGAAGAGATTAGATTACGACTTAACTGTACTTGGTATTGCCTGTGTTAAAAACGGTTTCAATACAGCTGAAGGAGTTACAATCGAGTATGTAGATCCGGCAAATATAGTTTACTCGTACAGTGAGTCACCATACTTTGACGACTTGTATTACGTTGGTGAAGTCAGAAGAATTACTTTAACGCAATTAAAGAAGCAATTCCCTAACCTAACCCAAGAGCAACTAGAAGATTTAGAAAATAAATACCAAAGCTCTAATTACGATAGGTACAATTATTACCCTGAGCATCGTCAAGACAAAGACTATATTAATGTATTGTACTTCGAGTATAAGACATTCAACACACAAACTTACAAGATAAAGCAAACTGCAACTGGTGCTGATAAAGCTATAGAAAAAGCAGACACGTTTAATCCACCTAAAGATCAAAGAGCTAGATTTGAAAGAGTATCAAGATCTATTGAGGTTGTTTATTCTGGTGTAAAGATATTAGGTCACGACATAATATTAGACTGGAAGCTATGTGAAAACATGACGCGTCCAAAGTCTGATATAACAAAGGTATCTATGGGTTATAACATAGTGGCCCCAAGAATGTACAAAGGAGTTGCTGAGTCATTAGTAAGTAGAATGATGACGTTTGCTGATATGATTCAGTTAACGCATTTGAAGCTACAGCAGGTTATGTCTCGTATGGTACCAGATGGTGTTTACTTAGACGCCGACGGTATCGCTGAGATCGACTTAGGTAACGGTACAAACTACAATCCACAAGAAGCGTTGAATATGTATTTCCAAACTGGTTCTGTTATTGGTAGATCAATGACACAAGATGGAGACTTTAACAATGCAAGAGTACCTATCCAAGAGTTACAAACCAGTGGTGGTAACGCTAAGATATCTGCGCTTATTAATTCTTATAATTACTACTTGCAGATGATTAGAGATGTCACAGGCTTAAACGAAGCTAGAGATGGTAGCAAGCCAAATGAGAACTCTTTGGTTGGATTACAAAAACTAGCCGCAGCAAATTCAAACGTCGCTACTAAGCACATACAGGATGGAGGCTTATACCTCACTCTTAAAACAGCAGAGGCGTGCTCTCTTAGAATATCTGACGTACTTGAATACTCTAACACTCAAAACCAATTTGTACAGTCTTTAGGGCGATTTAACGTGGGTACACTTAACGAAGTAAAACAGCTACATTTGCATGACTTCGGTATATTCTTAGAAATAGAACCTGATGAAGAAGAGAGAACTAGACTAGAGAATAATATTCAAATGGCATTGCAACAGCAGGTTATTAATCTAGAAGACGCTATAGATATTAGAAACATAAGAAATAGTAAGCTGGCTAATCAATTGCTTAAGGTTAGAAAGTCTAAGAAGATGGCACTTGATCAACAGATGAAAGAGCGTAACATACAGATGCAAGCTCAAGCAAACCAAGAATCATCTAGAGTTGCAGCAGAGGCTGAGATGCAAAAGCAACAAGCACTAGCATCTACTGAAATACAAATACATCAAGCTAAGAATCAATTCGAAATAGAAAAGATGGAAAGACAAGCTCAAATAAAGTTTGATCTGATGGAGAAAGAGTTCCAATTGAATATGCAGCTTAAAGATGCAGAAAGTCAAGTGATAAAGGATAAGGAGAAGTATAAAGAAGATCGTAAAGACGAAAGAACTAGAATACAAGCTACTCAGCAGTCTGAAATGATCGAACAAAGAAAGCAAAACGCACCTGCTAAAAGATTCGAGTCCGCTGGATTTGATAACTTAGGAGGTTTTGACTTGGAGCAGTTTGAACCAAGATAAAAACAAACAAACACTTATATAATATTATATCATGGAAGAAATTAAAGACGAACAACCAGTTGTAGAACAGGAGGTAACACCAACTGAAGAAGCACCGGTTGAAGAACCAAAAGTTAAAAGCGAAGTATTAGAAGACGGAACTTACAGAGTAGGTTTCTCAGACACTAACGAAACGCCAACAACAGAAGAGCCACAGGCGCCAGAAGAACCAACAGTAGAAGAGGATGTTCCTGTTTTACAAGAAGTTACTGAAGAGCCTGAAGTTGAAGAGCCACTTACAGAAGAGCCACAGCAAGAAACAGTTCAAGAAGAAACTGTAGCTCAGGAGCAACCATCGGTTGATTTGCCTGAAGGGATTGAAAAGCTAGTTGAATTCATGAAAGAGACTGGTGGAACAATTGAAGACTACGCTAGGCTAAATGCAGATTACAGTGGCGTAGACGATAAAGCTCTACTAGTTGAATACTACAAGGCGACTAAACCTCATTTAAGTCTAGATGAAATAAACTTCGTTATCGAAGATAAATTCGATTACGATGAAGACATGGACGAAGATAGGGATATAAGAAGAAAAAAGCTCGCGTACAAAGAAGAGATCGCACAGGCTAGAAATCATTTAGAGGGCATGAAGTCCAAATATTACCAAGAGCTTAAGTTAGGCTCTAGGCTTACTAAAGATCAACAGCAAGCAATAGATTTCTTTAACAGGTACAACGAGGAACAAAAATCGGTGGAAGAACTAACCACCAAACAGCAGCAACACTTTCAAGCTGAAACAAATAAAGTTTTCAACGATAAGTTCAAAGGTTTTGATTTTCAAGTCGGCGAAAAGAAATATCGTTTCAATGTGAAAGATGTGCAAGAAACAAAGCAAGCTCAAAGCAATGTTATGAATGTGTTCGATAAGTTTATCGGCCAAGACAATTTACTTAACGACGCTAAAGGTTATCACAAGTCTTTGTTTGCTGCACGTAATGCTGATGCACTTGCTAATCACTTTTACGAACAAGGTAAAGCCGACGCAGTTAGAGATATGACTGCTCAAGCTAAAAACATCAAAGTCGATCGTACTACATCTGATGGTATGGTAAACGCTGGTGGTACTAAAGTAAGAGTTATTAGTGGTGAAAATAGTTCAACAACAAAATTGAAACTAAAAAATTACTAAAAACTAAAAACAAAACAAAATGGCAAATGTATCTTTTGCAGGACCTGCGGCCGCTGGTGTCGTAAGTCCTTCGTATGAAAAAATGACCCTAGCTGGAAACTATTTGGATATCCAAAATAACGGTTGGGCACAACAATACCTTCCTGAGCTTTATGAGCAGGAGGTTGACAGATATGGTAACCGTACCATCTCTGGATTCTTAGCAATGCTTAGCGCTGAAATGCCTATGCAATCTGATCAGGTTATCTGGTCTGAGCAAGGCCGCTTGCACTTAGCTTATACTGGTGAAATTAATCCAGTTACAGGTGCGGTTGATGCTATCAAAAATATCGACAGTAACGCTTCTGAAGCTCACGCTGTACGTAAAGGCGCTACTGTAGTAGCTGTTGTAAACAACGTGGTATTTAAAGCTTTAGTTACAGCTGGTGTAGAGACTTCTACTTCTGGTTTAACTATCAAGCCTTACGGCGCTGAAAACGTTGATGACTTAGCTGGTATTGCTGTTACTGACAATCAGGTTATTAAGTTCTTTGTATACGGTTCTGAGTTTGACAAAGGAACTGATACAATGACCGAGTCTATCGAGCCTAACTTTAAGACTTTCACTAACCGTCCTATGATCATCAAAGATCATTTCGAAGTTAACGGTTCTGACACTGCTCAGATCGGTTGGATCGAGGTTGCTGGTGAGTCTGGTCAAGGTGGTTACTTATGGTACTTGAAGTCTGCTGGTGATACTCGCAGTCGTTTCAACGACTACTTAGAGATGTCAATGGTTGAAGCTGAAAAAGCTGAGACTGCATCTGTTGTAGGTGTTGAAGGTACTGAAGGTTTATTCTCTGCTATTGAGAATCGTGGTATCGTAGCTACTAACTTGGTAGACGTTGCTTCTGATGCTTTAGCTGATTTCGATAGCTTACTTGCTGAATTAGACAAGCAAGGTGCAATTGAAGAGAACATGCTTTACTTAGATCGTACTTCTAACTTAGTATTCGATGATATGCTTGCTGGTCTTTCAGCTGGTACTCAAGGTGGTACTGCTTACGGAGTATTTGAAAACTCTGAGGACATGGCATTGAATCTTGGTTTCACTGGATTCCGTCGTGGATCTTACGACTTCTACAAGACTGATTGGAAATACTTGAACGATGCTTCTACACGTGGACACGTTGGTGGCGTTAAGGGTGTTATTATCCCTGCTGGTACTTCTTCAGTTTACGATCAAACTGTTGGTGCTAACGTTCGTCGTCCATTCTTGCACGTACGTTACCGCGCTGGTCAAGCTGACGATCGCAAGCTTAAGTCTTGGGTTACTGGTTCTGTAGGTGGAGCAGTTACATCTAACATCGACAAGATGGAGATTAACTACCTATCTGAGCGTTGCCTAGTAGTTCAAGCTGCTAACAACTTCGTATTATTGAAGTAATACTTTTATAGAGATACGGGGCGTCTAACGGCGCTCCGCATCTTTATTTTTAAATATTTATTTTATTATATTATGACAAAGCAAACTAAAACAGCCACTACGTGGCAAACCAAAGATAGATTGTACGAATTGAAAGGTGGTAAAATTCCGCCCGTATATATCTTAAAATCAAGATCTATGTATTTCTTCGATGAAGAATTAGGCATGGAAAGAGAAATTAAATTCTGCAGAAACCAACAAACAGTTTTTGTAGACGAAATGAAAGGACCTCAGCGTCTTGGTCATATTGTATTTAGGAACGGTAAATTAATGGTGGAAAAAGAGCAAGTGATCTTGCAGAAGTTTTTATCACTATACCATCCTGAGAGAGACTTAGTATACGAAGAATACAACGCAGAGCAAGTAGCCGAAGCTGATATCGATATTTTAGAGATGCAACTAGAAGCAATGAACGTGGCTAAAGCATTAGAAGTTGATAGAGCAGAAGCAGTACTACGTACTGAGTATGGCTCTGATGTCACTAAGATGACTTCTAAGGAGCTTAAGCGCGATGTATTGATATTTGCTCAGAATAATCCTGGAATGTTCTTAGAGTTAGTTAATGATGAAAATATTAATATTAGGAACATTGGTATTAAAGCTGTAGAGCAAAACATTATTAAGTTATCTGAAGATCAACGAACATTTAAGTGGGGAAGTAATGGTAGAAAGTTAATCACTGTACCATTTGATGAAAACCCATACTCGGCATTGGCCGCATATTTTAAGACAGATGATGGTATTGAAGTTTACCAAACTGTCGAGAAAAAACTAAAATAACTAATGTAGTCAAGGGCGGGGCAACTCGCCCTTAGGCTATAATCAAAAAAGAATTATGGCTATCAACGTAAATAAAGTTTATAAATCCGTTTTATCGATATTGAACAAAGAGGAGCGAGGTTATCTAACACCTTATGAGTTCAATAACTTAGCAAGACAAGCACAATTAGAATTACTAGACGGCTTGTTTTACCAGTACAACCAGTTTTTAAATATTGAAAACATAAATCGGACGAACGAAGGTTACGCTGATTTAGCTGAGAAAATACAAGAGCAGATAGATGAACACTATAAGTCTGCAGAGTTAACTCCATCGAGTGGCAAGGTTACTGTACCTACAGATGCGTACAGAATTCTAGACGTAACCATGCGTAATCACGGGTTAAAGGTAGAAAAGATCGACAAAGTAAGATTACCTTTTCTAAAATCATCACCTTTAACTAGACCATCAAGCACTTTTCCTATTTACTATCAAGAGGCAACTGAAGTTGTTTTTGATCCTAGTATAACAGAGAATGTATCTATTAACTATGTTGCAAAACCAAGTGATCCTAGATTTGGATATACCGTTAATG